ACCGTCAAGGTCCGCGCTCAACGCCAACTTTTCGGGGTCCAGAACCACCGCCTGTCGTCCATCCCGATTGCGGAATGCCAGCACCCCGTCCCGCTCGACCACCTCCAGCCCGTAAGCCAGCGTCAACGGCTGCAACGTCGCGCGGGCCGAGGCGATGTCGCCAATCGCATAGCCCCGAACCAGCCCGAACGCCCGCGCCGTATCCACACCCAACACCTGCCCCGCCTCGCAGATTTCCGCCAGAACGCGCGCCAGCGGCTGCCCCGCCGTGCGACCGTTCAGCCAGTGGCCACGCAGGTAATTCTCGCCATCGGACCACAACGCGGCATTGCCGGGAAAGGCTGGATAGGGGCGCGCGTCCCAGGCCCAGACATGGCATCGTGCCAGATCGACCATCGATCCGCTTCCAAGCGCTGACAGCGGATTGTTGGCGCCATCCTGCCAGAACTCGCGCATCGCCCGCAAATACTGCATCTGCATCAGGTCGTCGCGCCGCCCGTTCGATGCGCGCGGCAGCCCGGATTCCGAAGATTTCACATCCAGAAACCGGTTCGGCTGGTTTGCCCCCTTGTCGATCGCCGCACAGCCATACTCGGTAAAGCGGATCGGCTTGGATTGCGGAATCCACGCCGTCGGCACCGCAGCCCGGACGCCGCCCGGCCGGTCATGGTGGCTCGACGACCACCAGGACCGCAAATCCTTGGACCGATAGACCCACGCCTCATCATGCGCGCCATCGGAAATCGGAATGCGCGCCTGGGCGGCTTCGCCCTCGGGCGAGGCGTAATACCAGTCGAACCCCTCTCCGCCGGCAATATTGGCCTTCAGGTAATCGACGTTGTAGATCGACCCCCAGGCAGCATCGGCATGGGCATCGCCATCGCGCCAGTCGGCCAACGGCATGTAATTGTCGATTCCGATGAAATCGATGTTGGCGTCGGCCCACAGCGGGTCAAGGTGGAAATACACATCCGATCCGGTGTGATAGCCGAAATATTCCGACCAGTCGGCGGCATAGCTGATCTTGGTGCCAGCCCCCAGAATGGCCCTGACATCCGCCGCCAGCTGGCGCAACGCGACCACTGTCGGAAATACATCCGCCGCCCCGCGCACCTGCGTCAGCCCGCGCATCTCCGATCCGATGCAGAACGCGTCCACCCCACCGGCCAGCGCGCAAAGATGCGCGTAGTGCAGGATGAACCGCCGGTATCGCCATTCGGCGGGGCCCGTGTAGCTGATCTGCCCCCCCGAGATTGCAAAATCCGATCCCTGCGCCGTGCCAAAGAAGGCAGCTACCTCGGCGCCTGCCGCCCCCGTCCGGTCCGGCGTGCCGGTCTGCCCCGGCGCGGCCGACAGCGTGATCCGCCCCCGCCACGGCAACACAGGCTGGCCAACCACCCCGCTCCACGGATCGGGCAGCACATTGCCCGCCAACTGATCCATCAGCACGAAGGGATAGAACATCACCTCCTGCCCGCCCGCCCGGATCGCCTGAATGGCCTCGATGATCGACGCGTCGGCAGGCGTGCCGCCGTATACCGACCGGCCGTTTACCTGCGGCACCACTTGCGCTGCAGCGCGGGTCAGCCCTCCGGCCCGCCACGGCATGCCCACACCGTCACGTTCTACCTGCTCCACCTTCGGCCGCACCTCACACGCGGCGCAGCGCAGGTCATTGCCAAACCAGCTGACAACCAACGACACCGATCCGCAGTCCGGCAACTCGTCACGCAACTGTCCAAGCGAGGTCGCAAAATCGGTCCGGCCCGACACAGAGTTGACATTGGCCGACCGGTTCTGCCCCGGCCCGTCGCTGTAGTGCACCGGAGTCGTCGCCAGCGCATATTCCCCCGTGCCAGGAATAAGGCACACCGCCTGCACCGATCCCGGCAGATCGAGAATGCCCTCTGCCGCCGCCCCCTGCGCCCGCCGCAACACCTCGAACGAAAACTGCGGAACGCGGTTGCCATAGGCCGACAGATCAAGGTTCTCGATCACCACATAGGCGATTCCGCGATAAGCGGGCGCCTGACCCGCCCCCTCGACCGCCTCGATCTTCGGGTCGGGCAGCTGGGTCTCAGAGCCCGGATAAATCCGCAGGTCCAGGCTATCGGGCCCGATCTCGACCCCGTCTGCCCAAACCCGGCCGACGCTCGTGATCTCGCCCTCGCACAGCGCAATGGCCAGCGACACCGAATAGCTGAACGCGGTCGACCGCGGGCGTGGGGCACCCTTGCCGCCGCCGCTTGTCTCGGTGTTCTCCTGAAACCGCGTCGCCCAGATCACCTGCCCCGGCACCCGCATGCGGCCCCAGACTCGGCCAATCGCCGCACCCTCGCTGGCCCCCATCAGCCGGAACCGCTCGACCCTGCCGGTTTCAACCGGCTCTGACCCAGCCCCCAGCAGGCGCTGGTCGATCACCCGCCCCAGCGTCGCGCCCACCGCGCGGCCGATCACCGCCCCCGACAGGCCCAGAACCGTGCCGCCAAAGCCCGCACCCAGTGCAGCACCCGCCGCCGAAAGCAGTATCGTGGCCATCTGTCAGGCTCCTGTCGGAAAGGTGAACCGCGCCACAACGCGACGGGCCCATGGGGCGGACAGGGCGGTTTCTACCACCCCGTGCCCGGAATAGGCATGAATGAAACTGGCATGGGGCCCGATTTCGGCCGCAATGCCCAGATGTTTGGCCACCGACCCGGACCGCATCCGAAACAGCAGCACATCTCCGGCGGCGGCGTGGGCCAGCGGTTTCTCCCGCAGCCACCGCACCGCCGCCGCCAGCAACTCTTCGCGCCCCGAAGGCTCGGACCAATCCTGCGTATAGGCGGGAACAGCCTCCGGTTCGGCACCCAGAACCTCGCGCCAGACGCCACGCAGCAGGCCCAGACAATCGGCTCCGGCACCTTTGACCGACGCCTGATGCCGATAGGGCGTGCCGATCCACCCCTGCGCGGCGATGACGATGTTGCTCATCCGCGCAGGCTCCCGCCATCGTTCCGGCTTGTGGAAACCGGATAGGACGCCAGCCAGTCATCGCCCGGAATATGCGGAAATCCCCTGAAATTGAGGAAGTTGCCGAATTTCGTCCGGCACGTCTCCGCCGTCTTGTCGCAGCCCGCCTCCAGCCGCACCAGATCGCCGACCGCGGGCGTGATCCCCAGCCCCTGCCACAACTCGACCGCCCGCTGCCCGTCCGCGTTCCGGTCGGCCTTGATCACCCCGACCAGACCCGCAGCCACCCCCGACAGCACCACAAGCCGCCCACGATCAAACCATCGGGGCGCAACCCCCGAAAGCTCGGGCAGCCGGATATGAACGGACCCCTCGGCAGCCACCACCGCCTGCTCGGTCGAGAAGGCCGGCAGCGACAGGTTCACCCGGCATTGCCCGTCGCCAAGAATCGCGCCACAGGCCCGATGATACACCCGCCCCTGTGCCTGGTTGAGTGTCTCGGTCAGCCCGCGCAACTCGGCCCGGAACGACCCCGCCGACCGCACGATCTCGCCAAAGGTGCCGCGAAACTGCTCCGCCCGCTGCGTCACGTCTTGCCAGTTCACCAGCCAGGACCGCACCTCGGCCCCGTCGAACCGCCCCGCCAGCAGATCCGCCTCGGTGATCGCCGCCGCACTCAGCGCGCCCATCGCCTCGGAGTTGTCGACCGAAAGGCCCGTCGTCTGCTGCAGCGCCCGCGCCGTCATGCCCGAACTGGCCCGAAAGGCGATGCCCTCGAACGCCACATCCTGATCATGGTCAGTGAACCCGTAGGTCGCCCCATCGCGTCGCCGCACCGACCATGCCCGGCAGACATGCGTCACCCCAAGAGACAGGTGGTCATAAAACCCGCTCACAGCCGCACCTCGATCACCGGCACGCTCGGCACCTCGCCCGCCTGAAACGACCCGACCGAAGTCTGTATCCGGTCGGTGTCAAACCGCACCGGCACATCGAATTCGAACCCTGCCGTGATCAGCGCCCCGATATCCGGCGGGGTCGCAAACGTCACCAGACCCGTCACAGGATCAACCGAATATTCCACAGTGTCGACCTTCAGGTCGCCTGCAATCGCCACCTGCACCGTGGCCGCCACCGGCTTTACCACTGGCCGGTCATAGCTTTCCTCGCCCGAGCGGTAGGTCTTTCGCAGCGGAAACACCACGCTCACCCCGTCGCCGCGCCCCAGGCTCTGGTCGAACGGCGTCATCACCTGTGACGGGCGGCAGGTCCGGTAATCCGACCAGTCCTTCCAACGAAAGCCGTGCAACTGCCCCCGCCGCGCCTCGAAGAACGCGATAAGCATCTCGACATCGTCCAGCGACCGCAGCCCCAGCCCCGCGTCATAGCGCCGGCGCGAATGGGCCCAGGGCGTGTTGCGTTCCTCAAACCCGTTGGCCAGCGTCACCACCTCGGTCCGCCGCTCGGGCCCACCCAACGAGCCAAAGCTCAGGTTGGCGGGAAATCTGATCTCGTGAAAGCTCATCGTCCGCCCCTATCTGTTTCGCTGCCCGCGGCTCATCGCCCGCATCGCCTGTGCCGCGATCTGGCTCTGGCTGCGCTGGAACCCCGCCACATCCGGCGTCTGAATGTTCATCACCACCGTCACCGCGCGGCCCCCGCCGGCCTGCACGCCCAGCCTGCCGTCCGCCCCGCGCGCCAGCGGCATGATCGCCTCCGGCCCCGCCTCGCCCATCAGCCCGGTGCCGCCCCGCATCGGAAAGGCCGTGGCCTGCGCCACCACCCCGCCCTTGGCAAACGGCATCACGCGGCCTTGCGAAAACGCCCCGCCCGCCGCAAACGGCATCATCCCGCTCAGCAGGCTGTTCAGCCCGCCTGCCAGAAACCCACCCACCGCATTCTGGATCGGCTTCATCGCGATCCCATAGACGGTATCGACAAGCGACCGCCCCAGACCCTTCAGCGCCTCCGACAATTTCAGCCCGTCGAACACCACGCCGTCAAACGCCCGCCGCAGGCCCCCGGACAGGCCGTTCGACAGCACGTTCACCTCGCGCCCGGTGAACACCAGGCTGTCGCGCATCCGCGCCAACTCGCCCTCGAACGCTCCCACCATGCTGGTCGTGCCGCCCAAGGTGGCCTCCAGCGCCGCGATCTGGTCTTGCAGGTCTTCCATCTCAGCCATCGCTTTTCCCCGATCTCACATCCGGATATGCCGCCGCCAGTTCGTCCAGCCGCGCCCGCGTCAGGGCGGCGGGGCCTGCCTGCCCCCCCAGCATGATTTTCAACTCCACCGGCGTCAGGCGCCAGAACGTCTCGGGCGCAAGCCCCAGACCATGAAGCGCCGCCCTCATCAGACCCGGCCAATCCACCTCAGCCCTCGCCCGGAACCGCAAAGGCCCGCGCCAGCAGTTCCGCCGCCACCCGCGCCGCCTCGATCGGACCACCGCCGATTTCGACCGTCCGCAAATCCGCAGCCGTGCCCCGCCACCCGCCGCCGCGCAGCCCCGCCACGATCAGCGCCAGCACATCGCGCGTCGAAAACCGCTGGCTCTCGAACCGCTCGACCAACTCCATCAGCGACCCCACCTCCAGCGCCGCCTCCAGTTCGGCCAGCGCCCCCAGTGTCAGCTTGGCCACATGCCGCTGCCCGTCGAGCCACAGCGCCACCTCCCCCGCCCAAGGATTCGCCATCACAGAGCCGTAAAGGTCAAAGCCCCGGCCGATGCCAGCGACAGCTCATACGTCGCTTCGCCGTTGTGATTGCCCGCGTATTCGATCGAGGTGATCTGGAACGGTCCCTCGACCACGCCGAAACCGGGAATGATCACCTGAAACTCGGGCATCAGCGCGTCAAAGAAAATCTGCCGTGCCCGCTCGTCGGTGTTCGCATCGCGAAACACGCCCGACCCCGAGATCGACGCGGTTTTCACCCCTGCCCCAGCCAGCAACTCCCGCCAGCCGCCGGTGCTTTCCAAACTGGTGACATCCACGGTTTCCGCGTTGAAACTAAGCCGCGTCGCCCGCAGTCCGGCCACCGTTGTGAACGATCCGTCACCAATCATGTCCACTTTGACCAACAGGTCCTTGCCGCTTTGAACAGCCATCTCGTTCTCCGTTTCTGTCAAGAAGACCGGCGGTTATCCACAAACCTACGGCCAAAAATGTTTGATAGTGCTAGACCTCGATCCGCGCCCGAAAGGTCATGTCGATCCGTCGGCGGCTGCCCTCGCCCAGCCTGCGCGCCTCGGCACGCAGAAAGGCCAGGTAAACCAGCCGCCCGGCGCCCAGCGTCAGATCGGCCCCCACCAAAGCGTCCGACACCGCGACGGCCACCGTTTTCGCCGCCAGAAACCCGGCGGAATCGCTGATCACGGCGACGCTGATCAGATGATCGGCACCCGCTCCCGTTTTATCCGAACGATCATTCACAACCTCTGGGCCAATAAGAACGAATGTTCCGCTCCCGCTGCCCGGTGCCTGCGCGTCCAGCACCTGCACCCCCGCCAAAGACGGGGCCGCCGTCAACGCCTGATAGACCGCCGTCTGCAACGCCGCTGCTGCCGCATAGCTCATGCCGGAACCTCCTCTCGCGCAAAGCAGGTCAGATACTGTCCGCCCGCATCGCGCTCGGTGACCGCGAGAATGGTGAACAGCCGCAACCCGTCGCGAAACCGCTGTTCGGGCTTTGGCCGCGACGGCGCTCCCACCACCGCGCCGCGCACTGAGATCCGGTAGCCGACCGTGGCAAGGTTGATCTCCTCCCCCGGCGCCTCGCGCCCCGTCGCCGGCACCACCTCGGCCCAGACGCGACCCAAGGGCACCCAGCTCA